GATGGGGGGTTAAAACTAATATCAACATTAGTCTCAGCCAAATCCATATCATCCCACATACCACGCAACTTGAGATGTGTAATAAATCCTCGCTTAACTGCTACAGCAAAGCGTTGCTGGATGCGAACGATAAACTTAGCAAACTTAAGCTCTTCACGAAGAATAGAAGATGGATCAACTGTACGATCTTCTGGATCAATACGAGTAGCTGGTACTTTAAGAGCTCTGTAAAGCTTCTTGATGAAGTACATAAGATCAGTCAACTCACCGAGGTTAGCACCACCAGGAAGCTGAGTAACGGAAGTACCTTCTGAGCCTTGTCGTTTAGCAAACCAGAATGCATCAAGCATTGACTGAGGATTAAACTTATTAACAACACTACTCTGATCGTTATCGAAAGTTTTCTTTGACCAATAGTTCTGAATAAGCTTACGAAGATATGCTTCAGCTTTTGGTGGAGCCATATTACCAACATCAACATTGAATACGAGACGTTCTGGTGCTCTTACAAGGCGGTAGATGACAATCGCATCTTCAATAAGAGAAAGCTGACGATAAGGTCGACGAGCGTTCTCAAGGAAAGGAATTACAAAATCTTTTGATTCATTATAGACGCCGGAGTTAGCATAAATCAGTTGGTTTTGCTCCATTGGAATCAATTCTGTCTTCTCAACTTTTGATGGATCTTGCTCTGAAAAGATAGGCTTCTTATAGATGTATCCTTTAACAAGCATGTTATGGATATTATTATAAACAGGATCAACAATCTCAGATGGGATGTTAATCAACCCAAGCACACCTTCTTTAGTATACTCTTCATGGAGAATCAATTCAAAGAACACTTCACCTTCAATAAGTAGCTGACGAAAGAACTGATACCCCTTCGATTTAAGATCAAAATAGTCAATAAATGTATCAAACTCTCGATCGAGAACTTTCTTCTCATCAACTGTTAGGTCGATGTTATCATAATTAATCTTTGCTACACGACCATTTTCATCTGTGTTAACACACTCATCACAAATCTCATCGAGTGCATCAGATACTTCTGAGTATGCAGCCATTGTACGATAGTCCTGTAGTCGGGCGCCTTTATCGTGATCAATAGATGCATACATCACACCTGCGAAAGACCCATCCTTACCAAAGTCACCAATCGGGATATTATTGTAAGGGTTTGAAGATGTAACAGATGTCTGAGCTAATGCTTCTGCTCTTTGTGTACCACTCTTCGCAAAGTATTTATACTTTGGATTAAGTTCATCATCTTGCTGACTTGCATACGGCAATCTATTTGAGATATAGCTTACTAAGTTTCTTCCGAATGTAGCAGCTTTGCCGTCGTTTGAGGGTGAGTAGTTAGCCATCTTTAGTTATTTATTGTGCGTTGAAGTAGAAGCCATCAATTTCTGCAGTGGTCTTCCAGCCTGCTGGATTCTTAATTATAATATCAAATCTACCAGAATCAAGCAATAACGGTAAAGTAATGTTAATGATTTCATCACTCAAAACAGTCCAGTTTGCAGCAGGTAATAGATAACCTGAGACTGCTCCAGTATATGTTGTACTTAGTGATGTAAATCCTGTTGTTATTGTACTATTTGAACTGAGTAATACAAACTCTGCTTCGTTGTAATGTGCTCCAAGTAAAGTGTAACTGTTTGTATTATACGTATATGCTCCACTCAAAACAGTAATTGGACCATCTTGCTCTAGTAAAGAAGCTGATGTATTAAAGTATACATTTGTAATCTCTGGTATACCTGAAAGTGAGATTGTGTCAATATCATACCCAGCATCAGCTGTTAAACTATCAAAGAATGATTCATAGTCTAGAGATGTTACAGCTTGGTTAAAGCTATAGGTTGGTGATGTATTGATAAAGTTAGTATCAATAAAGTATATTGGATTTGCTGTATCGTTCTGATTTCTGAACAACCAACCTTTAATAGTAAAAGAAGTATCAGCTACAATTCTAAACTTATCGCTATATGTTGTTTCAGTTGGTGTATTGAGGCTAATTTGTTGGTCCCAGAGTACCTCAGTTCTAATCTCTATAACATCACTATCAAGCGCATCTGATACAGGTTCTTTCCAGGCAAGAACAATATATGGATCAGCGTATGGTATAAAGTTAGAGAGGATTTGCTCCATGTCTTGCATATACCTACAAAGAATGGACATACTAACTGTAAGGTTAACAGGTGTAGGTGTTCTTATAGCTGAAGCAGTATTAACACCCCCGTAGTTATCAAAGTTATGGAGCTTATTAAATACTCTATCTGTGTCATAAGAGACACTTGTAAGATTAATAGCTACAACAGGTAGTTGAAGATTTTGAGCCTTATTAACTACATCATGCATGATGCGTTGCTTTGGAGCAAACACATACCGCACATCAACTTCCTGCTCGGCCTGCCCAGCCCTATTAAATCGTTTGATAACTGTATCATCAAACGCAGAAGTAAATTGGGTAAGAAGATCCTTAATCTCAAAATTATATGTATAGTTCTTCAAAGCTACTATTATTTAATTAAACAAACCTCTCTAGGAAGTATTTCGGTAACTTATGTTTAGCTCTCAATATAGCTTCAACAATAGTACCATCAAGGATATAGGTAATGCATGTATCCTTGTTTGATCTAATACCTCTACCGCATGACTGAATCAATGAGCATAACATCTTATTCTGATACCAATCAAAATCATTTTTCATCATCTTAGCAATCCTCACATCTTTAGTAGGTAGGAATGGTGCTTTAATAAGGATTTGAAACTTCGCAAGATCACCTTTCAAATCAACTCCATAAGACATTGAAGGTGAAACTAATACAGTTGGATCTTGACTTGCTATATGCTGCTCAAGGATGTCCTCATTTCTAACACCTGGCTCTCTATATAGGAATCTATCACCAGAAAGCATACTTGAAAGCTTTGATGTGATTTTATTATTCTGCGAATGAATGATACCTTTATCACCTTTGTGATGCTCACAAATTTCAGCTACTTGTTTAATAACTCGCGGCAAGTACTTATCCATTGTATGGTAGTTTAATTTATACTTTGGATTGCAGATAATTGGAGCCTTCTTTGGATCGAAAGATGTCTCAGCTTCAACATACTTATAATCAGTTATACCAAGCGACTTGCAGAAGTTAGTTGGATCAATAATAGTAGCTGACATCAAGATAACTTTATCTGCATACTCAAACAATCTATGTGCAAGCTTATCAACCTTAAGAGGCATGAATGTGATACCATCATGATCTCTCTCAAACACATACTCAGACTCTTGCCATGTATCAGCAACCTGCTCAATTTTACTCTGCAAGTTCATCAACCTCTGCATACTGGTTGTAAGCTCGAGCATTGCCTTTTTATTATTAGTCTTATTTGTATTTAGTATGTCTTTAATATCATCAATCTTATCTGTAAGGTCTACTTGTAGCTCTGACAACCATTTAACAGCAGACATAGTTTGTGTCAATACTCTTACACTAATATCCATCCTTGATAGAAACTTATAATCAATTTTGCATGTAAATTCTTTAACCAACTGATCTTCAAGCTCAGAAGCTTCATCACAAATTAAGAATTGTCTCTTTTTAAGGTGAGATGGTAATGCAAAGAACATGTTATAGTTCAGAGTATTAAACTGCGCTGTCAATGCTTTATTCCTTGCTTCATAGTATGGGCATTTATTCTTTGCCCAGCAATCTGCTTTAAGACTTGATACACTCAAGCATGGTGCAACATCAACTGCCACTCTATCATCAACTGCACATTGGTAATTTGACTTACCCTTAACTACAACTGCATCATCAAATAGTTCATTATATTGATCTTGAAGCGCCTTGGTAATAGTTAGAGCTGTACAACCAAAGTGAGGTGATTCATCACAATCTTCTTGATGTTTATATCCATTTTGTGTCCTCTTATATGCTGCATAAGATGTAACCAACTCTCTAAACTCATCAGGACTTTCATCAGCTACATTGCCGAGTGTCTTCGATATAAAGCTCTTACCACTACCAGTGGGAGCATTGCAGACAACAAATTTAGTGCCTGATTCAAAAGCTTCATCAATACTCTTGAGGAGCTTTACTTGTGATGAGTTGGGAGTATACCCTGCAGGGAAATGTTTAAAGAGGTTGCTTATCACTACCTGATTGTATACTACTATCCCTATAAATCAACGTCGGCTAAAGGCATAATGTAGACATTATTATTATACAGTTTAGATTTTTTAGTTGAATCTAACAACTTAACTTGAAGATCAAGCTCATCAAAGTTTAGAAACTCATCAATCTTATAACTTAGGGTAGTTTTATTACCAGCTGTGTCAATATTAAATGGATATGGAATCTCATAAATGCGAGTTCTAACTTCATCTTCAAGTGTCAGTCTCGCATAGTGTTGTTTCATTTGAAAGATTCGCAACTTACCCTTCCTGATGATCTTTTTATCTGTACAAATTGCAACAGTTTGAAGCAGGTATGGTTTAAGGTAATCTGAGAATCTTTCAATTGATACGTTCATGAATTCATAAAGCTAATTTTTTGTCCTGGTGACATTGGGTAAATGTTTTCATTAAAATACTCCCAAAATTCGTTAGCAGCAATGTCTTGTATGAGATCGCATGCTGCCATACTTACTGTTCTGTAGTCCTGCATTAGTACATCCCACACAACAATCAGATTGTCTCTTGCTTCATTGACCTGAACTGGCCCTGATGGAGGCCTGTAGTTGAGTGTAGTTCTACCATTTACAGAGTTTAATATCTCATAGGATTTAGTACATAGCATCCGCCTTGTGGGACCATCACCAGC